GTATCACATCATCTGTGTTTAAATCATCACCCGCAAAAACTTTAACAGCTTCTATTGCTGTTTCTATTGTATTTCTACCTAATATGAAAATAAAAGCAACAACCGCCATCCAGCCATATTCGCCTATCAAACCTTCTATTGCTTCTTTTTCCATTATCCCTCATTATTTGTTTCCATCTAACATTTTTCCCCATAGGGATGTTCTTCCATTAATTATTTCTACTACTTCTACTTTAAAATCTCCATTTGCAAACCAATCAACAACTGCAAAAGCATGATTCCAATTATGAAGATTTCCTCTTAGCCATTTATTTTTATCAGAGCTCATATCCTTTAAGCATCCCATGCTCCAAGCACTTTGAGTCCCTCCTAATCCTGTATCAGTAAACCTTTGTAAATCGTGGGTATGTCCATACATTATATTTTCTTTATAACAAGATAAATGCTTTTTAGCATGATGTATTGGAACATAATCTCCATGTGTAAAATTTAATTTACCTATTTTTAGTTTTTTAGTTGATATATATTCCCAATATTTATATCCTCTTTCTTTTAGCTTTAAAGCTTTTTGAGTTACATATTCGGGAAGATATGGATGCTTTACTACAAACTTATCAAGCCATACTTCGTGATTTCCTTGAATAAAATGTCTTTCTTTGCATTTTGCTTTATCTAAGGATTTATCTATTACATCCATATATTTGTTTACTACCTCTACTTCTTTATTTAACATAGGTATTAAAACTTCTAATGGAGGCTTTTCCCTATCTCTCCAATAATGACTACTAAATAATTCCCATTCTCCCGTATCGCCTAAATCAATATATATATTAGGTTTTACAAGTTCAATCGCTTGACATACTACATTTATTGCTTTTTTGTCATGCAACGGGAAATGTTTATCAGGCGTCACTATCGCTCTATCAACAATACCTCTAGTCAATCTCGCCATGGTTACCTCTTTTTATTTCAAAAAACTACTTCTTGTCTTTTTTAGACTTTTCTTCTTCCATTGAAACTAAAACTTCTATTGCTCCTTGAAGCTTTATGAACAATTCTTTAGCTTGCTCTTGTTGTTTTTTCAATGACTCTATCTTTTCTTTATAATCACTCATCTTTTTCCTTACATTCTTGGTACGCTTAAACTTCTTATTCCGCTTTTTCTTGACGGATATTGTTTCATCATTTTTTCATACATAGCTCTAAAATATTGAGATTTTTGCAAATCTCCCGCATCTTCGAATAATCTTGCTTTAATATAGCAAACTACACACGGATGAAGACCTGAATCTAATTTGTTGTCTGCATATAAATCG